AGCCGTATCGGGGCGTCAACGTGTTTATTCTCGCAATGGCCAACAGGCCGTCGCCGCACTGGCTCACGTACAGACAAGCGGCGGCGGTCGGAGGTCAGGTGCGTAAAGGCGAGCGGGGCACGGGAATTGTGTTCTTCAAGCCGATTGCGGTCCCCGACCGCGACCGGGATGGCGAGACTAAAACCATACCCATGGCGCGCGGATACACGGTTTTCAACGCCGCTCAGTGCGACGGCCTACCCCCACGCTACAACCCGCCGCCGGCCGCGCCGCGCAATAGCGGAGAACGCCTGGCGGATGTTGACACCTACATTGCCAACACGGGCGCCGTTATTCGACACGGCGGGGATAGGGCGTTCTACCAGCCCAGCGCGGATATGATCGGCATCCCGGACGCTCAGCAATTTGACGATGGTCCGGCCGCCTATTACGCCACCTTGCTTCACGAGTGTACGCACTGGACCGGCGCCGCCGCGCGGCTCGACCGGCGGCTGAGCTATGCGGAGGAGGAGCTGGTAGCTGAAATGGGCGCAGCGCTGCTGTGCGCCACGCTAGGCGTGAGCCTAACCCCGCGTCCCGATCACGCGGCCTATATCGCGGCCTGGATCGAGCAGATTCGGGGCGGAGACAATCGCTTGATTTTCCGCGCGGCGGCGGCGGCCCAGCGCGCCGTAGATTACCTGGATGCGTTGCAGCAACCGGCGGCGGCCCAGCGTGCGGCTTAATTCTGCACTATTCCGCACCATTCCGCACTATTCCGCACCATCCGAGCAACACTGGAAAAAGGGAGTGAACCATGGATCAGTCAACCGAATACAAACTCTACATCTATACGGAAGACAACAGCAATGGCGGCGAGTGCATCATGCTGCAAAACTTCGAGCACAGATCGCTAGGATGTCCTTCCGGCTGGTCTGTCGAGTGCGGGAGAATATCATCATGACCAAGAACCTACTCGCAGCCGCCGAGCAGGGTGCGGCCAGGGCACAATTTATCCTCGGCAACATGCACCGCCACGGCGACGGCGTGCCACAGGACGACGCCGAGGCGGTGCGGTGGTATCGGCTGGCCGCCGAGCAGGGCTACGCCAAGGCCCAGCACAACCTCGGCATCTTGTACGACGACGGCCAGGGCGTGGCGCGGGACTACGCCGAGGCGGTGCGGTGGTATCGGCTGGCTGCCGAGCAGGGCCTCGCCAGGGCTCAGTACAGCCTCGGACTGATGTACACGATAGGCTGGGGTGTGCCGCAAGACCATGCCGAGGCTTTGCGGTGGTTAGGACTGGCCGCCGAGCAGAGCTAACCGCGCAACCACCCAGCCAGGACACCATACTGGTGGAGCGACCCGCGTAGGCTGGCGTATGCGAGGCCATGCCGCATTCCATAAGCCTGTTCGATTGCTCTCAGCCCCCAATTGTCCGCCACAATGTCGATAGTCAGCCGGAGCCTCGTCGCTTTGCCACGGCCGATAATTACTTGCCCCTCGGCCCTCGACCACGGAGCGTAGTTCTTGCGCCATGTCTCCCATTCCGTCCGAGACATACGGTCGAGAGGTGTCCTGAACCGAGCCCTCTTCGGCTGGCTCCCTGACCAGTCTAGACTGCCGGCTGTCGGATGCAAACCACGACCGAAAGCCTGCCAGATGTTCCGAATTTCCAGAGCGGCATCCAGGTGTTCATTCCACAGGCGCCCGGCCCGATTAAGCCTCAGAACAACATCTACGCGGCACTTTGCCAGCGTCTGAGCGGTCGGAGGGATTCCCTGCTCGTCCTCGACCTGGGGCTGCCTCACCCGATCACCAGCGCAATCAACAGCGCGGCAGCCAACGAGACAAGAGTGACCACAACCGTAAAGAGAAACAACGCAACAGCACAACCTAGAAATGGTCTACGGCTATACACCATTCATCGGCCCGCACTTCGCCACAAAGACCAATGCTCTTCCATTTCAGCATCCTGCTCAGATGTGGAGTCCCGGCTCTCAATCGCGATCTGGCTGGTCAAGCGGCTCAGTGCCATTTCGGCGCTCCTCCGCAATCTCAGACGCTTGAGGTATGCTGCCGGCACCTGCTCCCTCACCTCGGCCGGAAGAGGAAGACGGTTCCCCCATCTCCAGGTCTTGATGAGCTTCTCCACTGTCTCCATGACCACCAACACCGGTAAGTCCTGGAGCGCTTGCCAGTACAGTTGCACTGCTGGAGTCGGTGGAGTCGGCAACCCGAACGTGTCTCCCAGCTTGAAGAGCGGTTCTATAGCCACCCAGAACTGGGCTTCCGTCGTCGGGGAGTCTTCCAGCGCCGCCACTACCGCTTGGAGCCTGGCTATTGTCACCGCCTCCGGTATTTGATCTCCCGGCCGCCAGTCCAGGAGCCAGTCCTTCAGCCATCGCTCGGCGGTAACCACCGACGGCATTCGGATCGTTTCGGTCTCCATCATACGCTCCCTCGATTACCTTCGCATAATTCTCGGCTTTGCACACCCAGCCTAGGGTTGCACGCCATCGACGGTCATTCGCGCCACGCAAGAACGGTGACGCCGCCACCTTGGCGCACATCTCTCGCCAGCCTTCCTCACCTTCCTCCCTGTAGCGGGCATTCAAGGTCGGGATGCGGGCCTTCGTCAGTCTGGCGCTCTCTCCTAGCACCTCATTCCAGATGCCGACAAGGCGCTTGGCAATATCGACTGATGGTAATTTCGTGCAAGCTAGCGTTCCAGTCATCACTGGGCTTATAGGACTATCACCCGTAGGGTGATTTCTATAACTAGACTCCCTTCCCTCTCCCCTACCTTCCCTTGTAGACTGGTCGTCTACCAGTCGTAGAGCTGTTGTCGAACGGTCTTCGAATTTTTGGCCAGGATATCGAATATTAGGCTTGTCGATCCGCTGGTGGTGCCAGCCTGTCACCTGTAAGTATTCTTTATTTTCAACGGTGTAGACCTTTACCAGTCCATTCTCCGACAACTCCTCGATCAACCGCAATATGCCCGGGCCGTCAATATCATCACCGGGGAATATTTCCATCTTGGTACGGAGTGCAGAAAGCGGGTGTCGGCCAGCATCATCGGCGAAGGTCCATAGTCCAATAAAGAGTAAGCGGGCCATTGGCGAGCAAGAGACGACCTGTTCCGAGGTCCAGAATTCTGGCTTGATTGTGCGGATGCGGGCCATGTGGCCTCCCTTCATTTTGTTGCGATTCCGATCCATGCGAGAGCGACTGCTGCCTGGACATCCTCTTCCTTGATTCCGACATCAAAAACCTGTCCCGCCTCTTCAGCGATGCGGAACAGACCCCAACCCTGGCAGAAGCGGTGCGCCATATGCTCGGCCGCTATTTCGTTGGCTTGATCGCGCAGCACAGAGAGACAGCGGCTGGCTCCCGGCGGCCCACGGCGAACATATCCACGATCTACCAGACAGCCAACCAACCGATGCACATTACTGGTTGATTTCAGACCGATCCCAGCCGCAATCTCCCGGTAGCTTGGTCCGGCCCCATCGTGGAGGCGCTGATACTTGACGATGAATCTGTGGCAGTCCTGCATGCGCCGTGTGAGGCTGAGCGCGTTGGTGGGGCTCATGCCTGGTCCCCTAGACTCTTGGCTGCGGTCCTTCCGCGGTCGGTAATCATGACTTTTTCTGTCCATATTTCCAGATAGCCACGGTCGGCCAGCCTCTGGGCTAGGATCGGATGTTGAAGCTCTGTTACCCGGATTCGCCTGTCCGCGAATTCTGGCCTGGCGAGAAAGGCGAGCGTTGCCTCTTCACCGGATGTTAGAATGTCTAACGGACGATAGCCACACGGCCCGCATTTGAAGCGCCGCACTGGCTTCCGGCTGAACAGCGGAGCGTTGCAGTGCCAGCACTTGCCAACGGGGTAGAGCTTGTCACCCTCCGGGCCAATGGATGGAAAATCGCTCATGGTAACCGCCAAATAATGGCGAGGCGGCCACTACGCTGCCGCTTCCTCTCGTCCGTGCGGCGGACCAACCCCATCAACTCCATCGCGGCGAGGCGCCGGCAGACCTGGACATTTGTCAGACCAATTGCATCGCCAATAAGCTCTGCCGTCAGGCCAGTATGAGGATCGCGATTCAGCGCCCGCAAGATCGCTTCGACATGACGGGCAATGATCTGTTCCGTTGTTTCGGCGGCGGCGCGAGACGTGTCGGGGTCGCTCGCTCGCGCGTAGAGGCGAGGGTCGAACAGATTGGTTGGAATTTGAATCTCGCTCATGCCATCTCTCCCTTCTCTGTTTTGGCCAGCCTATCCAGACATCTTCAAAAGAGTCGGGCGCGGTGCGCCACGCGGCGTCAGGGAGAAGGACTCCCGCATTGCAGCAACCGCGCCCGGGCCGGCCAAGCGCCTCTGGCAAAGCGACCAGCCGACATCGTCATTCTGAATCTCACTCATGCCGTCTCTCCCTTCTCGATTTCGGCCAGCCTATCCAGCACTTGCCCCAAGGGGCTCGCCGGCAACGTGGCGCGAGGCGTGAGAGCATCTCCTACTCTGGGTAGTCGTCCAACAGAGGCACCTAGCTCCTGTGCCAACACGCCGAACTGAAGAGCTACGGAAAGCACAACGGCGAAGTCTTCGAGAATGTATGAGACTTCGGATCCGCCTTTGCCAGTGCTGATAAACACCTCAGCGATCTTGCCATCGGCATTGATGCCAGTAGACAACGTGTAGGCCATGCCATCGCAGTTCATATCTTCGACAATACATTCGCGGCGATTTGGCAGGCGGTGGCGGGTGGTGTTCATGGAATGGCAACTTCGCCATCATTTGAGCCAATTACGGATAAATCGCTTTTGCCAAGGATGGCGCTCCAGTGTGGCCGCCGAACTAACCGCATGCCGTATTCATCCACCTCATTTGTTGGTGTGACGCCTTCACGCAATCGCAATGTATTTTTCTTGAACCGCCGATAATCCACCTCATGGTGCCACCGTCCAAATTTCCAGACGACTCGTGCTACATCTGGGTGTTGGCGTACAAGGGATTCGGCAAACTCACGCCGATGGTCACCCGTGGCATAGACAGTGTCAGTGTTTCCACCTTCCATCATCAGAGTCGTTGTCTTGTCTCCCAGGAAAATATTGAAAAGAACCGTACAATGGCCGTCTTTAAGAGCCCGCAAACAAATGTCTGTATCTTCGTTGTATCGGCCTCGCCAACGATATGGGAGATCGGTCGCCATCAATATCATCGAGTACACGCGCGCGTTCAGAATGAATGGAGCGTGCCGGGGGTCTCTATCTGGTGTCAGACCCATATAACCGAACCCTGATATAGCAACATTCTCATATCTATCTGAAAAGTCCTCGACGCAACGGAAAATGCTCCCTGTTCGAACTGGGATTCGCCGGTTGAAGTTAAGCCGGTAGAATCTCGCAATATTGTCATCAATAACCCAGTGCCTCTTATGACCAGCCGCTGCTGCATGCTCCCAAATCCAATTTCGCGCAGGTATGCTACCCTTCCCAAGATTATTGAATGGCAAGGTCAGAATATTCTCCTTGCCTAAAGTGCGCTCATATTTATCGGCCTCTGAATCTTCCACAACCACGAAAAAGTCAAGACCGATCTCTCGCAGACGCATTGCCGTTATGGAATGGTTCCAACGACCTTTACTCGGAATATAAATAGGATAACGGGGGAGCATCAAATATATTCCCAGTCTTGTGGCTTGCTCAGGTCCTCCTTTGGGAACCACAAAGAGTTTGTTTTTTGGGTTACCCTTACGCCTAGTCTATCGGCAAATTCCTGCACGTCTTCCCAGGACATAAAATTGACTGCGATAGAATGAGATGGTCTAGCATCGCCATGAACAAACGCAGGCATGCCCCACCAATGTTTTTCCCAATCGAATGGTAAATCTAATGGCAATAATGGTTCTTCCTCATCAGTTCTTGTTTTCCGGCCGATTTCTTTACCGGCCCCGTTTGGGTTGTCAGACATTATTCCATTTCCCCTCTTCTAGCGTGGGGCCAACTTGGATAAGCCGCGACATGAAGGCATGAACATAGATATGATTATTCGCGGTCCAGCCTTCGGACATAAGCTGCTGTTTATGCGCTTCCGACCAAGCGTAGCAGGTTTCTAGAACCCACCCAGGCGGTAAGAGCAGGCTCACGCGGCCACCGTCGCTCGAAGTGGCATGATGACTGAGAGATATCGCTCCACGTCCTTCGCTGAAAAACATGTCGCGACGACAGCCCCGGCCAATGTGATGCGCTCGTGCATAGTCTTCTGCGCTGGCGACAACCTCCCACCTGGACGTTTAAGTTCGAGGAAAATCGCTCGACCCTGCCAAACAATCAACACATCGGGTATGCCGGGTTTGAGGCCCTGGGCCTTCAACCTCGCGGCTGTCCTGGGGTGAAGGGGCATTCCCCCGTGACCGATGGTAGACCAGACAGACGATACAGGAAGCGCGATGTCCAGGTAGTTGGCTACCTGCCTATGAATGCTGGATTCCAGCGGCTTGAGCCCTGCCATCTGTCATGTCACCTTCCGCTTAGGCGCCGGAGGTGCGCTAGCGATCAATCGCTCCAATCTGCGTATCGTGCTGGAAGACGGAGACCAGCCATCGCTGTCCATGTCACGCAGCGTGTTGATTCCGAGGCCAGCCGCTAGCGCAAGAGCGGAGGGGGCTATCCCCTGTTGGCGTCTCCAATCTTGGAGGCGGGCAATCACGATATCGAGGTTCATGCATCTTATGTCTCACATGTAGATCGCAGATGCAACAATTAACTCACAATTTTTGTTGACGTGCTCACATTAATATGAGAGCTTGATTTATCGCCCCAGGTTGGAGCGGCAAAAACGGAGTGACACATGACTGAAAAACCAGAGACAAAGCATTCAATCTTCGAGATCAGCGTCGAGGCTCGGCTCCTATATGCACGGCTCAAGGAAGTGTCCATCGGTGAGGTGATACTTTACACAGAGCTTGCCGCCATTGGCGGACGCCCGATGAAGACGGATGAGGACACTGGCAAGCTCATTGATCGCCGGTTTCCACTTGAGCTGTACGGTGCCCTCTCCACCGCCCGTCGCCGCGCCCAAAAAGATGACGGCATCATCTTGGACGCCGTATATGGGGAAGGACTGAAAAGGCTCAACGATCACGAGATCGTTGGCACCAGCCAACGCTATATCGATGGCACGCGGCGTGCTTCGCGGCGAGCATCCAAGCGTCTCGCTTGCGTTGCAGATTTTGACAGTCTACCGGCTGAAGATAAAGTGCATCATAACACCTTCATGTCACTCTTTGGCGCTCTTGCGGTCATCACGCGGGCAAAATCGGTGAAGAAACTTGAGGGCCATGTGCAGCAAGCCCACGAGCAGCTCCCTCTCGTTAAGACGCTCGAAGCATTCAAATGATGTTTACGCAAACCAGGAGCGAGCCATGAACGTCATCATCCCCATCACCGCGAGGCCTCTCCAATTCTCCCCAGCGCGCGGGAGGCCGGTGGCATGAGCAAGGAACTCTTCATAGCCGAGCACGAGCGGCTGATATCCGAATACATGGAGCGCCACCCGCACGGGTCTGAAGCTCGCGCCTACGACATCTGCGCCGACGCAGCCTATGACGCGCTGCGCGAGCGGCTGGCGGATATGGCCGACGCTGAGAGGAAGCGGCGGAAGGAGGGGCTCGCCACCCACGAGGGAGAGGGCCAGTGACGTGTCGAGTTATCAAAACGTATATGTTTATCCCGACGCATCGCCCCGCCCCGCTCCGCCGCGCCTCGCTTCGCCTCGCTCCGCCCCGCTCCGCATCGCAACGCAACGTATTTTACACATTTACCCCGACGCATCGCGACTCGACGCTGCGCCTCGCCTCGCTCCGCGTCGCGCCGCCTCGCCCCGCCGCGCCTCGCTTCGCAACGCTTCGCAACGCTCCGCCCCGCTCCGCATCGCAACGCAACGTATATGTTTATCCCGACGCATCGCCTCGCCTCGCTGCGCGCCGCCGCACTGCGCGACGCCCCGCGACGCATCGCTCCGCAACGCCACGCGACGCATCGCCCCGCAACGCAACGCACCACCCCGCAACTCTAACCGAGGAGAAACCCAATGAAGACCGCGACATGCCAAATCCGTTCTCTCAGCCCCTACAGCCAGTCCAAATTCATACAGTCCGAGCGTGACGATAAAGAGTCAGCCAGTGACTTCGAGAAGCGTTGTTGGCGCGAGCGCTGTCACGGCACGGTTGATGGGCAAGTGTTTATTCCGCCAATGGCGTTCAAAAACTGCATCGCCGAGGCTGCCCGGTATCTATCCGTGAAGATTCCTGGCAAGCGAAACAACACTTACACGAAGCACTTCGAGGCTGGCGTGTTAGTCATGAACGGCCCTGTCCTAAACCTGAAAGTTGACGATGTCGAGGGCGAATGGCTCTTTGTGAACGCTGATGGCAAGCGAGGATCGGGGACGAGAGTTATGCGCTGCTATCCGGTCATTCGGGAGTGGAAGGCCGAGGTCGTTTTCTTTGTCCTCGATGAGACCGTGACAGAGGACGTGTTCCGTTATCATCTGGAGAACGCTGGCAGCTTTATCGGCATCGGGCGCTTCCGCCCGCGTAACAACGGCTACTATGGCCGTTTCCAAGTCGAGGGCATCACCTGGAGCGAGGCAGGAGCGTCTATGTCCCAGGCCGCTTGACGCATCACACATCTATATCCGAGGTCACATCATGTCAGCAAAGACGACACTTGAAGCACTGAACAATCTCCATCTCCAATATGATGGGCCGATTCCGGCTCACCTCCTCGCCGAAGCCTACGCCATCGATGCCAGGAGCTTACTGCGAAAGCAACGAGATGTGATAGAGAGGAGCGGTTTGCCAGAGCTGGAGAGAATATTGAGGAGGGCGACGGAATGAGTGTGATCCGATGTCAGCGCTGCGAGCAATCGATTGACAGCGACTACGACTGCGAGTGCTACGTCGAACTGCCAAGCTATGCAAACCAGGCTCATCCACTGAACCCGGCCCCCGGAGAGCGTGAGGAGTTTGTGGTCCTCTGCGAATCGTGTCGTGACGATGACCATCGCTTCTGTTGAGGCCATCGTCAACAAGCCCACGTCCTGGCATGCTGCGCGCATCAAAGGTGTAGGTTCGTCCGACGCTGGCAAAATCATGGTGGGAGAATGGTTCGAGCTGTGGGAAGAGAAGACAGGGCGCGCCAAGCCCAAGGATTTGAGCGGCGTGATTCCCGTAGTGATGGGCAGTTGGACCGAGAATCTCAATGGCTGGCTATACCAACGTCGGTGTGGCGTAACCTTAATTGCTGGCCGCCGGGTCCAGCACCCAGACTTCGAGTTTATGTCGGCCGAGACGGATTTCGAGGAGAAGGAGACGGGACCGCCCCCTGATATAGTGGAATGCAAACACGTCAGTCACTTCGTCAAGCCTGAAACAGTGGTGAGCCGATATTATTATCAATGCCAGCACCAAATGTCATGCACTGGCGCGAAGCGTGTCTATCTATCTGTTATATTTGGGACGACGGCGTGGGAGAGATTCGAAATCGAACGCAATGACGAGGCCATCGCCCAGCTCGAAGCTCGTTGCAGAGAATTCTGGCGGCACGTCACCGAGGATGTGCCGCCTCCCGATATGCCGGCCGAGCCAGTGAAGATCGCGCTGGACGAGATGAGGGTGGCGGATATGACAGGTAATAACGCTTGGGCCAACAGCGCTGTCGGATGGCTCGAAACGAACGAAGCCTTCGTGCGGCACAAGACACACGAAAAGGAACTGAAAGACTTGATCGAAGCCGACGTGAAACGCGCCTGGGGCCATGGACTGCAAATTAGCCGCGCCAAGAACGGCGCATTGAGAATTAAGGAGACTAGGAATGACGCCTGAATTTGCGACCGCATTAGTGAGGGCTCAAACTGCTGTGTCAAATGTAGCGAAGGACGCCGCAAATCCACACTTCAGATCGCGTTATGCTTCTCTCGCAGTTGTGAGAGATGCCGTGTATCCAGCATTTAACAGCGTTGGGATCGCGATCATTCAAACACCACACACGGGCGAGAATGGAGCCGTTTCAGTAGAGACTATACTCATACACGAGTCAGGTGAGATAATAGATTTTACTGGCCCTGCTGTGATCCCAAGTAAGCCAGACGCCCAAGGCGTCGGTTCTTGCATCACTTATTTGCGGCGGTATAATTTACTGGCCATCACAGGCATAGCACCAGCAGATGAAGATGACGATGGAAACGCTGCTAGCATTGTGGGAACTGCCGCTGGCAAGAAGGTGGTAGCCAAGAGGGCAACGCCACCAAAGATCGAAAACGGCAAGAAAGAGAAAGATGAGGATTCCGAGCTTAAAAACCCTGCTGAGGAATGGCTCAGAAATTCCGTCACTATAGTTCAAAACGCAGATAGCCTCGACAAATTAACTGATTGGTGGTCAGATAAAGCGAACCAACAGTACATGCAGGCGCTATCTGAAGAGGACCTCAACGCGCTCACATTCGCGAAAGACAACCGCAAAACATATCTGGAGAACCAAAATGGGTAGCGTCAACAAGGTCATTCTTATTGGAAACTTAGGGCGTGACCCTGAGTTGCGGTCCATGCCAAATGGCAACGAACTTGCGAACCTCTCTGTCGCCACCTCCGAGCGCTGGAAGGACCGGCAGTCTGGCGAGCAGCGCGAGAAAACCGAGTGGCACCGGGTGGTGATCTTTGACGAGAAGCTTGTGGAGGTGGCGTCGAAATACCTTCTAAAGGGGTCAAAGGTTTATCTTGAGGGCCAACTCCAAACTCGCAAGTGGCAGGACCAATCGGGCCAAGACCGCTACACCACGGAAGTCGTCCTGCAACGCTTTCGCAGCCAACTCACCATGCTCGATTCTCGCAAAGAGAGTGGTGGTGAGGAGGGAGGGCAAGATATGGAAACGTATCTTGGCGATGAAGTCCCATTTTGAGGCAATCGCGTATGACCAATCAGACTTGGTGTGAGATTAAATCGAGCAAGCAGGCTGGCATCCTCTGCAGAGATGCTGTTTTCGCGCATTGGCTGTTGGCCCGACACCCTGGTGAGTGCGATGTGGCCAATATTGTGCGAAAAATCTGCCACGTCAACAGTCGGAGCGAGCTTGATACTGACACGATTGCTGCGGAGCGCTGGCACGCGCTTGAAGAAACTTATCGCCAGGATGTAGGCATGACGGCGGAACAGCGAGGATGATTCAGACTAAAGTGGTTTGATACTCTTGATCACTGCCGTCGTGATGGCATCGACCACTTCCCCAGTCACATCGACCTGGGCGGCGAGCATCGCCTTCTCGACCGCAGCGCGCAACGCTTGGCCATCAAAGGCGAGCGAGCCACCAGCTTTATATTCGATCAGCCCCTTCCCAAGATCGGCCGAGAGCTTCACGTCTGTGCGCTCCTTGCCGTCCATGTAGCTTATCAAACATGGCGCGTATGCTGTCGGTGCCTCGACTGGGCCAACTGAGCAGAATTGTATCTGCACATCTGTGATCCCAGCGCGGGTTTGAACGTTGTCGCGGGGATTGAAGGAGCAACCCGCGACCAAAAGGAGCAGGGCCAAGACACGGCTTGAACGTGGGAATCCAGATATTTTGCTCACGTATTCCAAAACAGCCATCCAAATATCCTCACGCCCAACCAATGGACCCGAGCGAGTACAGGCCTGCCCGCCTCGATGATACATGTGCGATAAGCCGCGTCGGCATCTGACCGCGATCCTTCACGCAGCCAATAACGCCTGTCGTGTTCGACACAGCAATGCACCATATCTTTCCGATCTGGTACAAGAGTGCAACCATCACTCAAGTCGGTGTTCCATTCCGTATCCCGTTTTGGCGCGCCAGTGAAGCGTCGATGTTCCCGGCGTATCATAAGATCAATCTCTTGTGAACGCGGCCACCACCCCCGCGACTGCCAGACCAGCGGAGACGATCACCTCCGCTTGGTCGGGGCCAAACGTCACACCAGCGGCTGTCAGAAAGCTCACGATCCCAAGCCATGTGCTCCGCTCTTTCAAGCGATCTTGTATCCAGTACATCATTGTAGTCTCCTTCAAAAGGGTGCAACCAACTCGCTCCGAGGATCAGGAGCCATGAGCACCTGGAGGTCGTATACTCTGGCTTCGATCCGAACTTGGACCTCTCTCAATTGGCCCAAACTTTCACTAAGCGCCTCTATGGACCGGCCGATCTCAGCAAGACCAACGACAGTGTTTGTATGCCCTGAAAGTTGATCGTGCTGCTCAATGTTTTCGAGTGCGCGGCGCGCGTCATATCTGGTATCCACAGCCCAAACCAACCCACCCGCGATGACCGTCGCCATTGCCACGGCCCCGCCAAGGGTGGGTAGGTATTTCATTTTTCATCTTCCGACTGACATGCCGGGCTCTCAAGCGCGTCGCCGATGACAAAAGCGTGGCAATTCAAGCGGAGAAATTCATATACCATCACCATCGGGATACTGAAATTTATGTGCTCCACAAGCTGCCATCCTGCCGCCCGCGCCTTAGAGGTCACGCCAATCAGCTCGTAATGGCCCGGATCAGCAGATCGATATCTGAACAAAGCCCCCCCGGACGAGCCATAGATAATAGGCGAACTACTGGCTATATAGCCATACCCATCAATCTCACGCGAAACCCGTGACAGGAGGCCTGTAGTTGCGAATGGTGGCTCACCAAGGCCCGCTCCCACCGCCCAGACCCGCTCAAACATATACAGTGGCTCGGCTGGGTCATGCATTCGAGCCACGGACGCCACTCCACTCTCACGATCACTCAAGCGGAGCAACGCCAGGTCAGCGAGTTGATCGAACGCCTCTATTGAGGCCCGCTTGCCCCGGTTGCCAATAGGTCGGGACAGATCGTTGTATTCAAAAAAGAGCACGTCAACGAGGCCCCGTCTTTCAACGTCATATTTCTCGCCGTCCTCGTCGCAGCAGATAGTCTGCCGCCGGATGGCGTTGGATATGACATGGTAGTTAGTCAAAATATACGTTGCCCATACCCCATCTTGCTCGGCCGAATAGATCACTGTGCCAGACCCACTCCCTTGACCTGTGCGAATCAAGGCCACATTGAACAGCATCTCTTCATGCATTTGCTGGATGCCCGGTGGCGGCTCGGTCGCAGGCAATGCAGGTGCTGCCAAGGAAGCCAACAGCAAGACACATGTGATAAATATCTTCAACCGCAAGATTAGAGCCATCTCATGTCACCTTCAATAGTGATGGGTCGTGATGTCACTGGTCGCCCCAAATGGTGAGATGTACGCGGCCGGTGTCGATGCCGGTGCCGGCCAGCATAGTGCCGCCGCGAGGAGAACCGCGAGGAGGGGGGCGCGCATGGCTAGGCCACCGCGCCAAAGATCGCGACGCTGTAACTGTCGCCGTCGATAACAACGTCGCTCGCGTTGGCTGAGCGAATCACTACCGAGCCGGCGGCCTTGCTGGAGACACTGATCTGGCGGGGCGTGGTGTCTTCAACCGTCGCCAGAACGGCATATGTCGTCGCGGCCATATTCGCCGCAAACGTGACCGTGTATACGCCGGTCGATGTCTGGGCCACCGCGGGTGCCCCGAGCACGCCACCGACGTCCGTGACGACAGGCGAGGCAACCCCCGTGAAGCTGAACACCGAAGCTGGCACGAGAAGATGATTCTTGATGGTATCCGGGGCTGCGGCCTTGTCGGTCGCTGTTCCTGTCGTCATTTCGGCGGCAGAAGCATAGGCCAGCGGCGCAGCAGCTGCCCGGGAATACGCCAACACCTGGACCGTGTTCGCCGCCTCGGCAAAGCCGATGAGGCGGTCGCCGGCGGCTGTGGTGATGTTGGCCCCGCCCGGCAGGTCGAGGGATGCGCCGTGGGTGAGCGTCAGCGCGCCGTCGAACTGGAGCATAAAGAACGTCCCAGCCGCAACCGTAATAGCCGAAAAGCCAGTCGTCCCAGTCACATCAAAGTAGTTGCCGTCCGTGTCCAGCACCAA